CATCGCGCATCCGGCGGCGTTCCAGCCTCGCGGCGGCACGACAATCCTCAGGGGTGAGGCCTACGGCTTCCAGAAGCCCGAAGCGCAGGGGCCCGGGTTCCGCGACCTGCAGCGCCTTCCACAGTCGGGTGCGGGCGGCGACGAGGTCCGCCGTGGCACCCATGTCGATCTTGCCCTTGGCCCCGTAGCAGACCAGCGAGCTCCGCCCCGGTTCCAGCCCGTCCTGCGTCAAGGTGGCCTTGCCGTCGAGGCCGCGCAGGCCCGATTGCCAGAAGGCTTCGTCGATCACCAGCAGCCCGACCGTGCCGATAGCCTCGGGCTTGATGTGGAAAAGGCTGTCATGGGCGCAGACGATGACCTGTGCAGCCTGTGCGACGGGCTTTTGCCGCTGATAACCGCAGGCGTGGAAATGCGCGCAGAAGTGCAACTCGCCGCCGCGCTTGACCTTGCAGCAACTCTGTTCGACCGGATGCTCCACCTCCAGCGCGTCGAAGGTCGCCTCGCTGTCGAGGCACATCAGTTGCTCCGGGTTCTGCGAAGTCGGATCGGGCGCGGTGCGGCCTTTCCAGCGCATGGCGCGCAGGCCAAGGGCTTTGAAAGCCGTGACCTGTTCGGCGCCGAGGTCATGGCGTGGCACGGCATAGACCACCTTGCGCCCGGCCAGACCGCCCGCGGCGAGGAGAACCGCGATGGCGGTTCGGGCGCGCGAGGTCTTGCCGAGACCCACATCGACCGGCAGGCCGAGCAGCGGCGGCAGTGCGGCGCGCGCGACGGTGTTGAAGTCCAAGGGATCGCAGTGCTCAGCCGAATCCTGTGCCGCCTCGCGGGCGACCTCGACGGCGGTCCAATAGGCGGGCACGGCTGCCATGAAGCGCGAAATGGCATCCGCGAGTGTCGCGCGGGCTTGGTCCGGCGTCAGGAATGGTGCCGGGTATGTCGGCGGCGGCGGCGGGATCTTCGCCGCGCCCGTCACGAGGGCCGCGACCGCCTCCGGACCTGCGGCGCAGAACAGATCGTTCGCATCGCCCGGGGCTTCGGGCACGGCAATGCGGGCATCGACGACAAGGGCGGCCTTGCGCGCGGCCTCGACGCCGGGGTTGGTGTCGCGGTCGGGCTTCTTGTCATTGTCGGCGATGAGGACGAGATCGGCGTCGGGAAACCGGGCCCGCAGCGCCTCTGCCACCGGCAGCAGGTTGCCGGCATCCATCGCGGCGATGACGGTGTGGCCGGTTGCCATGTGCAGGCTTGCACCGGTGGCCCAGCCTTCGCAGATCAGGATCGGACCCGTGGGGTCCGCGATGGCAGCCGGGTCTGCCCCGATGACGCAGAAGTGCCCGCGTTTGGCGCCGCCCGCGAGAAACCGCTTGGCCCCGTCCGGAGCGATTGTCTCAAGGCTGTGAAGATGGCCGTCCGCATCCTGAAGCGGCACGATCAGGTGCCCGCGGGCATCAGCGCGCAGGGCCAGCGGCCGGACCTGTTTGGCAGTGAGATAGGGGTGATCCTTCGGGGCCGGATGCGCCGTTGCCCAGATCCGTGCGGCGCGGGCGGCGGCTTTTGCGGCAGGGATCGCTGCGTCCGGCTCTGGCACGCCGGAGGCGGCACTAACCGGCTCGGCAGCGACAGAGGACCCGCGCGACCTGAACGCACTGTCCGCCGCAGGACGCGTCGCCCGTTTGGCGATGCGCGGGTGCATCCCGAAATCGCCCGCCATGCCGATGCGATCACCGATCCAGTGCAGGGCTTCGTGACGGTTCAGCCCGCGAATGCGGCAGACAAGATCGATCAGCCCGCCGCCGATCCCTACCTCGTGGTCAAACCACATGCCCGCCTTGGCACCGGAGATCACGACGGCCAAGCTGCCCTTGGTGCCCCAGCGCCATTCCTGGCCGGCGCGCACGCTCGGCTTGCCCAAGATCTCGACCGCAAGCTCCTGCGCTCGTGCCCGCAACTCGGCATCGAAGGCCTGCCAGTCCCGCCCGCTCATCGCCGCCCCCGTGCATCGGGCATGCGCGCGCCGGCCAACCCGAAGGCCGTGGCGGTGGCGTGCAGGGGGTGATGCAGATTGGCGGACAAGATGGATCAGAACCAGAGTTGGGGTATCGTTACCCCCCGGTTCTGCCGCCTTCCGGGCCTTGTCCGAAACGTCGGAACCGGTCCACCCGGTCAAGCGTCACCTCGCCGGAAAGGGTGGAACCCTTCTTACAAGATGCTGAAATCACATCAGATAAAGGGTGGACCCCAAGGGGTCAGAAGGGCTGTTCCGAGGACCGTCCGCCGCCATCACGCCAAGGTGGGTGGAACCCTTCCGGGGGAGAACGGGGTGAACGGTTCCACCCACTCAGCGGGGTGTGGCGGGAAGGGTGGAACCCTCAGTGCAAGACGCATCGCAATGCTGTGGCCTTTGCCCATGGCACAACGTATTTGTCAGAGATTGTGCGCGTGGCGCGGGCCATCTGGACGACGGATCTCGCATAACGGTGACATGTCGGCGTCCACAACATGCTCAACTATTTCGACATTCGTATAGTCAGGGCGAACATCGTCGGAGGCCTCAACGATGTCGGCTTGCAGCACGTTGTCAAGCCTTTCGGGTTTTGTGGGCGGCCAGTTTACGGCCGACGTGGCACCACCACAATTATTGTGAGTATTATTGGCGTCCGCAACCAAGACGAGGCCGGGAGCACCGTTGTGGTTTCCAACAGTGCTCCCGCCTGGTTCCCGGTTCGCAATGCGGGGTATTGCGAACCGGAACACCTGAAACACTGCGTGCCCAGCCGCCAATGACGGGCGCCGGGGACCACAGAGAGCTGCATCTTGCAATCAGATAGCATCGTTACCGTTGGAAACGATGCTTTCGGCCACGTGGCTGCAGATCGGTGCGCGCGAAGGACGGTGGTGGAGCCCAAGCCATCCGCCGTGGCATGCAGATCCGCCCCCTCTCCATCGTATCGGCACGGGGAGAGTCGGTCGGCTGCCCGCGATCAAGTGGTCAGGTGCTCAGAGGGGCAAAGAGGTCTTGCAGGGTGGCCTCATCCAGAAGGTTCTCTGAAGTCGCGCCACTGTCGTCGAACAAAGCGTCGGCCAGCGCCTGTTTGCGTGCTTGCATGTCGAGAATCTTTTCCTCGACGGTTCCGGCTGCGACAAGCCGGTGCACGAAGACCGGCTTGTCCTGTCCGATCCGGTGGGTGCGGTCCATGGCCTGACGCTCCACGGCCGGGTTCCACCATGGATCATAGAGGATCACCGTATCGGCCTCGGTAAGGTTCAGTCCAACGCCCCCCGCCTTGAGGCTGAGCAGAAAAACCGGCGCATCGCCGCGCGCAAAGGCATCAAGCACCTCGGCGCGGTTTTTGGTCTGGCCGGTTAGCGTAAGGTGGGCAATGCCCGCCGCGGTCAGATCAGCCTCGATCAGGCGCAGCATCTCGACGAATTGCGAGAAGACCAGCACGCGGCGGCCCTCGGCTACCAACGCGCCCAGAAGCTCGCGCAACCGCGCGCGTTTGCCGCTGTCGGTCACGGATCGTGCAGCTTCGGTCTTCACCAAGCCTGGGTCGCAGCAGACCTGCCGCAGCTTCAGCAAGGCGTCCAGCACCGTGATCCGCGCCGCCGCCAGTCCACGGGCGCCGATGGCTTCGCGCACGCGGGCATCCATGGCGCTGCGCACCGTTTCATACAGCGCCTGTTGCGGTTTCGGCAGATCGACCCGTTCGAGGATTTCGGTCTTGGGCGGCAGTTCGGCGGCAACCTCGTCCTTGGTGCGGCGCAACAGGAACGGCCGCAACCGGCGGTTCAGCCGGGCCTGCGCGGCCGCGTCGCCATGCTTTTCGATCGGGGTACGGAACAGCGTCTGAAACCGCTTGCGATCGCCCAGCAGGCCGGGGTTCACCCAGTCGATCAGCGTCCAGATATCCTGCAGCGAGTTTTCCAGGGGCGTGCCGGTCAGCGCCAGCCGCCCCTTGGCCGGAATGTCGCGCAGCGTCTTGGCCATTTGCGAGGCGGGGTTCTTGAGCGTCTGCGCCTCATCGAGAACCACCAAAGGCCAGTTTTGCGCCGCCAGCCAGTCGCTGTCGCGCGCCAGCAGCGGATAGGTCGTCAGCACCAGATCGGCCTGCAAGGCGGCATCACGCGAGGCGGCACGCCCCGTGCCATGCAGCACCACGAGGCGCAGATCGGGCGTAAACTGCGCCGCCTGTGTCTGCCAGCCATGCAGCAGGCTGGTGGGCACGATCAGAAGCGCCGGGCCGGGGGCCCCGGCCTCGCACCGCGCCTGCAACAGGGCCAGGGTCTGCACTGTCTTGCCCAGCCCCATATCATCAGCCAGCACACCGCCGAACCCGGCCTCCAGCAGACTGCCCATCCAGGCGGCACCGTAAGCCTGATAGTCACGCAGTTGTGCGTTCAAGCCCTTGGGTGGTTCAAAGCGGTCAGCCTCAGCCAGCGCCTGCAGGCTGCGCGCCAGCGGCAGAATTCCGGCATTGTCAGCGAAGCGGATGTTGCTGCCAGCCAGCGCCTCTTCGACCAGACGTACGACGCTGGCATCTGACGGGTGCAACGCACCCAACTCGGCGTAATGGGTCAGGAACAGATGCAGCAGGGGCGCAAGCGGGCTGAGATCCAGCGCGACGTATCCCTGCTTGCCCCGGTCCATATAGACGGGACGGTCGGCCAGATGCTGCGCCAGAGTGTCGATATCCGGCACCTCGTCCCAATCCTCGCGGGTCTGTTTCAGAAACGCGGCAACAAGCGGCGCCACATCCACCGATTTGCCGGCAATCTCGGCCTGAAACCCCAGCGAGAACCAATCGTTGCCCTGAAACGCCTCGCCCGCCTCGGTCTGTGTCGCGACCGTCAGTTCGGCCACCTCTTCGCTCAGGCGATAAGGCCATTTTGGTGTTTCGATCACCTCCCAGCCGTCGCGCCGCAGTTTGGGCACCGTGCGAAAGGCAAAATCCAGTGCTTCGCGCCCGTCCGAAATCTCCAGCCTGTGCAGGTTCATCTCGCCACCTGCGAAGACGAAATCGCAGGCCATCATGCGCTCGCCCGGCCAATGGAATTCCAGATCTTCCACCGAGTGCGCACCCGCCTCCATCAACCGCGTGGCGCAGGCGGCCTCCCAAGGGTAATCACGGGTCAGGGTCACGATCTTGCCAGCCTCGAGGACGCGTGGATCACCGTCGCCATCCCCGACCTCTTGCCCGTCATAGGCAAAACGCAGGGTCAGGGTGGGCAATTGCACCGAGCTGTCCCAATGGGAAGGCCCATCGCGCGCAGTCTCGGCCCCGAGTGTCAGCCGTGCAACGCGCTGCTTTGCTGCGCGCCGGGTCTGCCGGACTCTACGGGGGCGTGGCAGCGCCAGCCCGGCAAGCGTATCGGGCAGTGCGGCTGCAAGCGCCTCGACCTCATTTGGCCCGATCTCGGGGCTGGCTTCGACGATCTGAAGCACATCATCTCGCACAGCATGCTCCAGCGCACCGATCAGCCCCTTGCCCGTGTCGATCCAGAGCGTCGCACCATCCAGGCTCCGCAGATGCAGGGGCTGGTCGGTAGCATCCCCAAAGCCCAGCCGCTGGCTGCCATCCGCTGCCATCCGCCAGGCCAGGCGCGGCGCGGGCCGTTCCTCGGACCAGATCAACTGGGCATCGGGGGCATTGTCATGCAGAAACCGGGCCGTTTTGCAGAGCTTGCGGATCAGCGCGATGGCATCGTCCCCCCTTGGCCGGAACAACTCGGACAGACCATAGCTGTGATGCGTGTCCCACAGCCGTGCCTGTGCCAGCGCCGACAGCAGCTCCACATCAACAGGTCGGATGAACTTCGCCGGGGCAGCGCTGCGCAGGGCATGGACCGCATCATAGCGGCGTATCGACTTGTTCAGCGCAGTTCCCGAAGCATTCACCCGGCCCTTGTAGATGTCGATCTTCGCCTGCGCGCCATGCGGCACCAGCACGTAAAGCAGGCGGTCCTTCACATTGTCCGGGTACCCCTCGGGTCGCTGCTCCAGCGCCTGCACGGAGGGGGAAGATTTCCTGACCCGCTCCAGCCAGCCCCGCAGCGGTGCGGCAAGGCCGGGTTGCCTGTCTTCCTGTGCTGCCCAGATCACGAGGGCCGCAGCCACATGCTTGCAATTATGGCCAACAGGGCAGGAGCAGATACCGTACAACAGCCCATGTCCGACCGTGATCCGCTGCTGATAGGTCTTCCCGCGCCCATTCGACACCTCCGCCTTCAGTGTACTATCCGCCAACCCGTCAACCGACACGACAAGACCGCGTCGCGCATAATCGCGCCCGCGATCGAGTGTCGTTGCGTCGAAATGATCGCTAAGCCGGATATCCATGGGCATGGATTACAGGCATTGGCGCCGGGTGAAAAGGGCCGTGTACCAGCCCATGGAACAGTCTGGCGGCGCTCCCTGCGTGTCTTGATCGTGTCCCGAAAAATCATATGGGTGGTCCGGGCCGAAACACCCGGCGGGCTCCCCAAGCCTAACCGGCGTTTCGCAGATCCGGCCCGAACACCCGCTTCGCCCCGCCGCGTTGTGCCGAGGGCAGTCGGATCAGCGTCGCCATGGCATCGGCCAGGTTGCGCGAGACCGGTTCGCCCTCAACCTGCTGTTCGAAAAACCAGTCCGACAGAAACTCCTTCTTTTCCTGGCGCGCGGCGGTGATCCCAAACTGCGAAATCGCCGCCTGCATGACGTCGAGATAAGGCGTGGTGTAAAGCGATTCCGGCATCCGCACCGGTACGGCGGGTGGCACAAAATCCGGCCAGATCGCCTTCACCATGAAGCGCGGCATCCGGATCTCGATGAGTTCCCAGAACATCGTTGAAAGAGCCAAATTTAGGAACTGCCCCTCGCGCCATTGCCCGGGGGTGATGTGCTGATGATAGCCGGAATGCAGGATCCAAGTCTTGTAAGAGTCCGGTCCGAAATTGCTGTTGTTGCGCGTTTCCGAAAACCGCCCCTGTGCCAGAAGATCGCCGTCGCGCAGCGCGATGAGCAATTCCTCCTCCGCCTCGCCTTTCCATACGGCGACCGGATCGCGCGGCCGTTCCCAGTGGTTGATCGGTGCCGCAACTGGAGGCTTGCCCGCCGACTCCTGCAAAAAGCGTGCGACGGTCACGTTCTGCACGTGGGCGCGTGCCTCCGTATAGCTCCAATGCGCACGGTCGAGCGACTTCAACGACATGGGCGGTCTCCTGAATCGGTTGGGGTGAGTGAAACATAAGGCGAACACATGACCCACTCAAGCCGGTTCGAATGGAAAGGGTGGAACGGTTTCACCCTTTCCGGTTGGCGAGGGTTGACCCGTTCCAAGGTCGCGCCTGGCGGCGCAATCCTGCACCTATGGGCCATGATGTTTGATCCCGGACCAATCCGCCGCCCCAACCCACTTCCACCGGGCCAGATGACGCCAGCGGAGCGCCGCGCTGACTTGTGCGGATTGCTGGCCCTAGGGCTGGTCCGGTTGCGGATGCGAGACGCACCCCAAGTACCTGCCGAATATGGAGAGTTTCCGCTACACAACTCGGCTGACCAGAGGGCTCATGCAACTCCAACTCACCGGAGAACCACATGACCAAACCTGATCCGATCCCCGCGCGCCTGGCCGCGCTAAAAACAACCTCGACGCCGGACCTGAAGCAGCAGTGGCGAGAACTGTTCGCCAGCGAGCCGCCGCCCTTCAACCGGCGCTACCTTGAAAGCCGACTGGCCTACCGCATCCAGGAACTGACCTATGGCGGGTTGAAGCCCGAAACCATCAAGCGGCTGGAAGCTCTCGGCGAACAGCTTGACGGCGGCAATATCATCACGCGCCGCACACGTGTTGACCTGAAGCCAATCGCCGGAACGCGTCTGATCCGCGAATGGCAGGGCGTCGAACAGATCGTCACCGTGACGCAGGACGGGTTCGAATGGCAGGGGCGACCCTACCAGTCGCTCTCGGCCATCGCCCGCGCCATCACCGGCACCCGCTGGAACGGCTGGGTGTTCTTCGGACTGAAAAATCACCGGAGGACCACATGAACAAACCCATCGTCCGCAAGCTGCGCTGCGCGGTCTACACCCGCAAATCGTCCGAAGAAGGGCTGGAGCAGGAATTCAACAGCCTGCACGCCCAGCGTGACTCCTGCGAAGCCTACATTGCCAGCCAGCGGTCCGAAGGCTGGGTGCTGGTGCGCGATCATTATGATGACGGCGGCATCTCCGGCGGCACGCTGGAACGGCCCGGCCTGAAGCGATTGCTGGCCGACATCGAGGATGGACTGGTGGACGTTGTGGTGGTTTACAAGATCGACCGCCTGTCACGCTCGCTGATGGATTTTTCCAAGCTGGTCGAGGTGTTTGACAGGAATGGCGTGACCTTCGTTTCCGTCACGCAATCGTTCAACACCACCACTTCCATGGGCCGCCTGACACTGAACATCCTGCTCAGCTTCGCACAGTTCGAACGCGAGGTGACGGCCGAACGCATCCGCGACAAGGTCCGCGCCAGTCGGATGAAGGGCATGTGGATGGGCGGCTGCCCACCGCTGGGCTATCAGGTGAAGGACCGCAAGCTGCTGGAAAATCCCAGCGACGCTGCCCATGTCCGCTGGGTCTTCGCCCGTTTCATCGAGATCGGCTCGGGCACCGAACTGGCCCGGGACCTGGCCGCGAGGGGCGTCACGACCAGTCGTGGCCACCGCGTCGACAAGAAGTTCGTCTACCGGATGCTGAACAACCGGGTCTACATCGGCGAGGCAGTGCACAAAGGCACCAGTTATCCCGGTGAGCACAAAGCCATCGTCGACAGGGATATCTGGGACAAGGTCCACGCCATCCTGACCGAAAGCCCGCGCAAACGCGCAGCAAACACCCGCGCAAACACACCCGCGCTGCTGAAGGGCCTGCTCTACGGCCCTGACGGTGCTGCTTTCTCGCCCACCCACACCCGGAAAGGCGGTCGGCTTTATCGTTACTATGTCAGCCAGACCGTGCTGAAGCATGGTGCCGGGTCTTGCCCGGTCGGGCGCGTCCCCGCATGCGAGATCGAGGCCGCCGTTATCGCCCAATTGCGGGCAGTATTCCGCCAGCCGGAAATCGTCGCAGGCACTTGGAAAGCGGCGCGGGTGCAGGATGGCGCGATCACCGAAGCCAACGCACGTGACGCCCTGACCCGCCTCGATCCGCTGTGGGATGAGTTATTCCCCGCCGAACAGGCACGGATTGTCGCGCTGCTGGTCGAACGGGTCGACATCGGCACCGAGGAGATGCAAGTTCGGCTGCGAATGGATGGGCTTGCTGCGCTGGCGCGCGAGATGACCGCTGATGTTGGAGAAGCTGGATGAACCGCGCAAAGGCCATACCCGAAACCATTACCATCCATGTCCCGTTCCACATCGTTAGGCGCGGCGGGCGTAAGGCAATGATCCTGCCGCTCGCAGCACGTGAGCCCCGCCAGACCGACAACACCCTCGTCAAGGCACTGGCACGCGCCTTCCGCTGGAAGCGGATGTTGGAAAGCGGCCATTTCGCCACCATCGGCGATCTTGCATCGAAGGAGGGCATCGCGCCGTCCTACATGACGCGGGTCTTGCGGCTAACGTTGCTTGCACCGGATATCGTCGAGGCAATCCTGGACGGGCGAAATGGGCCCGAAGCTACTCTGGCGGCGCTAATGGAACCATTCACGTTGGAATGGGGAGGCCAGAAAGCATAGATACTGGATTTCCCCTGCTTGCTGGAATACGGTTCAGGCAAGAACTTGCAGGGACAGTTTACTCAATGGCATCAATAGAAAACGGCTCCGACCTTGGCATTGAAGCCAGCCTGTTCAAAACCGCCGACAAGCTACGCGGCAATATGGAGCCGTCAGACTACAAGCACGTCGCCCTCGGCCTGATCTTTCTCAAACACATTTCCGACAGTTTTGAATGGCTCAATTCGCATTAGCTATGCACATTGTCTGACAGGCAGGATTCCGGCGGCTGCGGCAAGCACTGCGCGCGGTGTTGGATGTCTCGGAAGAACGGCGAGGTGAAACCATCGGAGGTAGCTGTCGA